TCACATCCTAATAAGTGCATAGCTTCTGCCGCACTTTTGAATGTTTTATTATTACCTAAAAATTTTTCAAAAGTAATTTTTTTAAAATAACATACATTTGTTTTAGAATCTAAAACTACATAATTATCTTGTAATTTATCAAAGTCATCTTCTTCAATGTGGCTTTCAAAAAACTTTTTAAGAAAGTTATATTTTTCTTCTCCAAGTGTATCCTCAAATTTCATCTTTTCATTTTCCACAGCTTTCTTCACTATTGTGGACATTAGCATTTCAAATGGTGATGGGCCTGTTCTAGGTCTAGGTAAAGTTATCCAATATATTCCATAACGTAACAACTTTACTCGAAATGACTTCTCGTCTTTCATATCTTCAGGACCGATAATAATTTTTTCTCCTTGAAAGATAAAAGAATATTCAATTGATTTTGTACTTCTTATAAATTCAATATCCTCAAAATCATCTATTAAATCTGGAACTTGTGAGCCAATACCAAGTTTTCTAAACTTACATAAATCTTTATTACATATTGGTGTTATTGCACCAAGCTTAGGTGGGCATTTATAATTATAATCTTTTTTAATTACAGATTTTGCTACAGAATTTTCTACCTCTCTTGGGTCCATAGGTGTTACAAAAATTTCTTGATTTCGTTGTAAAAGAATTCTTCTCATTTCTTCAATGCTAATTTTACCGTCAGTCTTTTTCATTTCTAAAACACCAACATTATAAAGTAAGTCATTCCTATGATTACCTGACCATTTATCCATAATCATTTTTTGTACACAAGGTGGATAATGTTTCCAATCTTCTTCGGGTTCATATTCTTTTACTTTTATATTTTGTAATTGTTCTAATGATAAAGTTTTGTTTCTAATTATTTCAATAAATTTACCTATTAATACTGGTGTATTTGTTTCATTGTATGCAAATTCAGTTGTAGCATCCATAT